ATCCACAAAATTACGCAGAAAGCCTTTGGCCTCTTCAATTACGCCGACAATGTTATCAAAATCTTTGTCGGTGATTTCGGAATCAAGGTCAATAAGGATCTGAGTTGCTTCTCGCAAAGCGCTTGATGACTTCTCAACGTCCTTGCTGGAAAGGCTATCGGAAGCCTCTCGCAATTTATCTTGGATCGAGAAAATTTGATCTGCGGCCTTGTCGCTGATCTCTGCCTCAAGGTTGATGGATACATCTGTGAGTTTATCGGCAGAATCTTTAATGCTCATGACCGCGTTACCGTGAGCCTCTTGAATGCGAACGTAACGTTCTGGCTTAGGAGAGCCACTGGAGCGGTCGCTACCTCCCGACGGCTTGTCGTCGCTGCCGCCACCCGTAGCACCGTCGCGGTTCCCATGCTCGGACTGATCGTGGTCGCCGTGCTTCAGCACGCGCAGCAACTTGGCCGCGTGGCGCGCTGGCGCCACCATGCTCTTGACGACGTACGCCGTCGGGTTGGCGGGGTTCGGGGTAAGGCTCAACTCGACCACAGGCCAGTTGAGAATCTCGCCGTTCTTCTGGTTCACCTTGACCAGGTGCCCCATCGTTGCAGAGGAAAGCCCCAGGGCGTCCTCGGTGAGCAACTCCTTGATTTCGCTGAGGTACGACGAGCGGGCGCTCAACTGCGCGCGCACCCAGACGCCCTTTGCATCAACCTTCTCAACGCCCCATCGACCAACCACCTCGGTCTTGACCGTTTCATCCAGGCCGTGCTGGTAGAGGAGCGGGCGGGAGCCGTCAGGAATAAGGTCCCAGGCGAAGTCGGTCTTGGCGGAGAAGAATTGCCCGTGCAGGTCCTTGCCGTTGATCGGGCCGCCGAACGGAATGCCGAGGCCGCGAACCTCTAGGGTTCCGTCCTTTCGCTGCGAGAACTTAAGCCCTGTCATCCCGTACTCCTTCCAAACCTACAAACCCCTCAGCGGGTACGCCGTGTGTTATCTGCGCCGCATTGTAGCGCCTACGCAGCCCCAACTCTAGCGCCTGGTGCGCCTTTGCGGATAGCACCCGCCCTACCAGGGCCGTGGAGTCGAGCGGTTGGCCCGCCAGGTACGCCTTCACGGCGGGTTGGCGGTAGAGGCCAGCGGGTAGCGAGGCCTTAGCGGGAGCCTTGCGCTTAATGACCAGGCCGCTGGAATTGCCGATGCATCTATTCACCGACGATCTCCATTTCCACGTACTTGATCGTGTCGATTACCTTGACGGACTTGACGGCAAACGTGGTGCCTCTTGGAAGGATAACCTCGTTCATGCGCCACCACCCAGTCAACTCTGCCTGCATTTCGTCGGTCTGAAGAAGGTCATCCCCTGAAAGCCGCTCAGTGGCCAGGTCGGCAGCAAGGGCAGGCTGGTCAGCCGTAACAGCAATCGACAACACCACTGCTGAACCTCCTCTGTCTGGCGAGTCGGCAAACGCCTCAGCAACAAGTGGGTTCGGGCTGGTGCTTGAATAGCCTGGCTCAACAACCTGGTCGCCAGGTTGAATGTCTGCAAACCTTCCGTCGGGATCAGTAATCCCTCGGTACAAGACCGTTGGCTCATCCAGGGAAGCGCCAGCAATAACCTCGTCCAGCGTATCAACAACCTGCTGGTACTCAGGGTCTAAAGGAGCACCGCTACGAAGGCCATCGTTGATCTGCGTGTAGACAACTTCTGACTGATACTCGCCAACGGCTTTCAGTTTATCCCTGCCGAGAGATTCTATGTACGGCGCCTGGGCTTCAAAGAGCCGATCACGAATCTTCTCGTCGCGTGCCGTACCCTTTCCCTCGACCCTGGTTGTAACGTCGGGCGACTCCAAGTCCTTCTCACGGTCCCTGGTGCCGCTATCGCCCCCTGCTCCATCCCTGTTTCCGTGGTCGTCCTGGTCGTGATCCCCGTGCTTGATTGCCAGGAACTTTGTGCCCGTGATGCTTTCCAGTTTGGCAATCAGGCTGGCAACAACACGCTGCTCGCCTGCGGTTGCAGGATCGCCACCCCTGCGTCGGTCTAGGTGTACGTCCGCCTCGTTGCGAACCATGTCGAGCAACTCCTTAACGTCGTCGCCGTCCAGGTCTAGGCCGCGACGGCCCTCAATAATCTGAGCCATGACGTGGTTCCAGGTTCTAGGGTTGCCCGACTGCTCCAGGCCGCGCTCCTCCAGCAGGTCCTTCTGCGCAGAGGTCAGCGTTACCCGCGAGCCGCCTTCGCGTGGCTTCCAGGACGACCATTCAGGCGGCAGAGTTGGCTTTGGAATTTCTCGCAGCGCCTCGACCTTTGGGCTATCGCCAAGCCTACGCTCCAAGTCCGCCGCAGCGGCTTCGGGAGAAAGGGCCTGGGCCGTGTCTACCTGAATCTCATCGGAGCCAGCGCCGTCCCTGTTTCCGTGCTCGCTTTGATCATGGTCAGCGTGCTTGAACGACTTCACAGGCGGCAAAGCGTCCAGGATGTTCTGGTATACGTCCGCGACCTCTTGCCTGCCAGAGCCTTTGCCGCTTAAACGTTCAATCCCATCAAGTGCCGCATCCCTGATGAGATCGTAATTTCCCATCTCGGCCCACTTATCAATCTGAGAAAACGCAACAGCGTGCCTATCGTGCTCTTGCCCACGAAGATTTCCCAGCGGGCCACTCAGACGGTTCTGCCCTCCTGTACGAGTGCGCTCAACCAACTGACCGTGAGCGCGCATCACTTCTCTTTGCACGCTCTGGGTTGACTCGCGGTTGAATACACGTGGCGCTGCGGCTTTATCTTCACCGTCGCCCCCAGCCCCGTCACGGTTACCGTGGTCGCCCTGGTCGTGATCGCCGTGCTTCTTACCTTTTGGGAGTCCCGATCGGGATAAACCTCCGAACCCTTGCCACGACGATACCGTCGGGGTCAGTGGTTGCACTTCAGGGTCGTCGGATTCGTCCTCTGGCGTCATAGCGTCGATCACCGCAGGCTCTTTCCCCTCTGCGGGTTGCGCAGCGTCGGGGGCTGGGGCGCCTGGGGCCGCAGGTGCTGCGGGCATCACAGGCATACCGTCGACGCCGATTGGCGCCAGGCCGCCTGAACGTACAGGTACGTTCCCCCACTCGACAGGTGCGCCTACGCCGAAGTGCGCGCGCGCCTCGTTGGTCGTAACGATTCCCATACTCAGCATCATCTGCCACAGCGACGACTGCTCCATGATCGTAGGGCGCAGGGCTTCTACCGCGCTCGTATCAAAGCGAACGGTGAGGCGCTGGCCCGTTTTGTCGTACTCGCTGGTCAACCAGGAATCAATGATCTGGGCCATCCAGTTCAACTCTTCGGTGAGTCGGCGCCAGAACACCTGCTCCGCGTCGCGCGTGGAGCGGTAAACGCCCGTGTGCTCGTCGTCGCCTAGCAGTGCAAGGGGAACTCCAAGCGCAGCGCCGATGGCCATACGCGAAACCTTGCGGGCCATGAGGTACTGCGCGTCCTTCTCTGAGAAGCCGAGCGATCGCCACTCCAGGCCGCCAGGAAGCACGGCGGTCTTGCCTGCGTTCTTAGGGCCGCGCAGCGACGCGAGCACGCGCTTGATCGTGCTCTGGTCCTGGGTGGTGATCTCGCTATCTTTTGGCGCTACCCAGACGCCTGCTGGTACGCCCTGGTTGCGCAATTGTGAATTCGTATGCTCGGTCGCCATGCGCGACGTACCAATCTCCATCCGCACCGCGTTGATAGGCGAAAGGCCGCGCGTCGGGTCAATGAAGTTGCCAGGAACACGGAACGCAATGACGTCCTTCGGGTCGTAGGTGGCCGTTTGCTGACGACCGACGGGCTGATAGACGTACTCATCGATCCAACGCTCGCCCATCTTCGGCGTAACGGCGGCTGGATTAAGGAAATGCAACTCTTTGGGGCGGCCACCCAGGCGACCGCGCGTCTTTAGCAGGTAGGCTTCGCCGTAAATTGAGAGCGACGATACGAGCGTGGCCTTCAAATCACTGCTCGACATCGTGTCGGGGTTCACAAAATCGAGCAGTTCCTGCAACTCTTTGGCGTCTTTATCCTCGGTCAAGTCGGCTGGAGTGAGGTCGTGGCCGCTGCGAACGTACACACGGAGCGGCACGCTGGCCGCAGAAAGGGCGCGAAGCCTGATCGCTGCGTGAATAAACGCCTCGTCTGCGGGCGCTTTTGCCCAGTCAGAGCGCGTGGTGTAGCGGTCAGTTGTATCTTCCAGCATCCCGTAGAACGCCATCCAGGTGGCAAGGGAGTCCTTGCGGCCTGGGTCGATAACGTTTCGCGGGTCAGCGAAGTTAGGTGGACGGTTCTCGCTCATGCTACGCCAGGAACGCCCCGACTGACTTCTTCGGTGCTGGTTGCAGGGCTTGCGATACGGCCAAGATCAACGCGATTGCCGCGTCGACCTTTGCGGTGCGACTTCCTCGTGGTTTCCGAATTCGCCACCCTGCATCTCCTCTTGGTACGGCTACCGCCGCCATCACGTGGGCGGTCAGCGTGCGATTGCTTTCCGCATCGTACCGCAAACGACCGCTGACGATGGCCTGGTACAGGTCGCTGGTCATAGGAACCATTCTCGCGTCGGTCATGTTTACCTGGATCATTGCCAATCCCTCGCTCTCCAGCGTCTGCGCCGACTCTCTGAACGACCAGGGGTCGTAACAGAAGGCTGGCCCCGCAATCGCCCTGCCGTCAATCCGTACCGCTGGCTCTGGGAAACGATCCCTTAGCGCACGAAGGTACCCTCTAATCTCCTCAATGTCTACCCTCCAGGCGTCGTACAACGCCGAGTCAAGCGGGTGCGGGTTGGCCCAGACCTTAGACTCAACCACCACCTTGTCGTCTTGGCGCTGCGCTACGACGATGGCCGTGGTGTCGTGGGTGATACCGAGGTCGATTCCTACCGATACAGGCAGCGACTTATCAAGCGCTGCGCCCTCGGTCGCGCACGCAGCCCAGGCGCCTGCTGGCAGCCAGGACTCTTCTCCCGCCGATACCCATTGCGCAAGGTGCAAACGGCGAAACTCCTCAAGCCTGCTGGTCGGCTTGTAGCGTTGCTGGCGCAAATACTCGTCGCTGATCCAGGGCGCAGGGTTGGCCTTACGCCATACCTGCGGGTCGTCAGGGTCGGCGTCGTCGGGGGCGCCGTAGTGGTACAGCAGGAAGCCCGTGGCGGGGTCGCGGGCAATGCGCAGGTAGTAGGGGTCGTCTACCACCTCCTGGTCAGGCGACGACTCGATAGCGCGCTGGTAAATCTTGCCGAGGATCTGTTCGCGGTCGTAGCCTGGGGTGGAGATTGCTACGGCCAGGGCGTCGTCGCCGCGCGCACCCGAACCTGACGTGAGCGCGGTGTACAGTTCGCCGTTATCGCGGTGCGCCCACAACTCATCCACGATCACCATCGACGGGTTAGAGCCGTGCTGTAGGCGTCCGTCAGACGCTACGACGCGAATAAAGCCGCCACCCTGCACGTCGATTTGATACTGGCGGGGGGTAAGGTACATGGAGAGTTCGGGTGAGGACGTGATAAACGCCTTAATCTGGCGGAAGATAACCGACGCTTGGTCGCGTGAAGCGGCAGCAATGAAGGTCTGCGGCTCTTTCCCGCTATCCCGAATGGTCTGAAAGATGGCCAACGCTGCGATCAGCGTGCTCTTGCCGCTCTTACGAGGAAGGAGAAGCGCGGCCTCACGGTACAGACGGCGCTTGGTGGTGGGGTCTACCTCTAACAATTCGTTCACAAAGCGCTCCTGGAACGCCTCTAACTTGAGCGGCTTGCCCGCCCAGGCGCCAATCGATTGCAGGATTCGGGTGTTGCAGAACTCAGAGAAGATAGGACCGTCGGTTATTCTCCGACGTCCACCGCTGGCTTTCTCATCAGGTCCGCTAGGCTTTGCGCTCGTTTCCAATTTGTACCCCCAGCACCATCTGACGTGGTAAGGCCCACGCGTGCCGCTGGCGTGAGTCCAAGTTCTCTCGCCAGCCCCTTTACCATCATCGCGTTATCGCGTACCACCTGATGGAGCGGGTTCTTAACCAGGTCGCCCGTCCGCCCTCGGATAAGCGGACTGCTTCTTGCCAGCATACGCTGTGCCTCACGGTAGCGCACGACGGCTTCCGAATACATCCGCAGCGCTTCCGAATCGGCCAGGGTAATGACGCCCGTGTTATCCATCGCAAGCAGCGTCTCTTTCCACACCGACTTGGCCTCGTCCGTCAGATCGTCGGGCGCTAAAAGCGCCACGATCTCTGGCTTCGGCTCGCGTCGGTTCACGCGGCTTGGCTTCGTTTCCCCCGATAAGACCCGCAGCGCCGTAGGCTTCGGGGCTGGCCCCCGCTTGCCCATTAGGCCGCGCTTGCCGCGATCAGCCCCGCCAACGCCACCGACGCATACCGCTGCGCCTTCTCCAGGTTGTGGTCAGCGGCGTTACCGCACTGCTCTACGTTGGCAGCAACGACCGACGTAGCCTGGGTCACTTCAAGCAGCGACTGGCGTAGGGCGGCCTCTACCGTATGCGGCTCAAGCCTTCCGTTGACGGTCAGGTAAAAGCCTGTGCGGCAACCCATCGGGGAAAGGTCAATGACCCCAGGAAGGTGCACGCGCATATGAGCGGCGAGCAGGTGCTCCAACGAGTGCTGGCCGTCGGTATCAAACGCGCCCGTGTTCGGCGTGATGAACCGCAGGTCAAACTTCGTGACGTACACGCCCAGCGCCACCATCCAGGTGCCGCAGAGCCGAACGTAGGGAGCCGTTACCGTCCTGTGATCAAACGCAAATGACTCGACAACGTCGGTCATCGAGCCACGCTCACGCGCGCGTGCTCGGCAAGGTGCTTGTCGATAGAACCCTCACCGCGCTCGCCAATGCGAGCCAGGCCGCACTCGGCTGATACAGAGAACGTAGCGCCAGCCGCGCCCTCGGTCGCTGCGGCAATCAGTGCGTCGGTGCGCTCTGGGTCGCCTTCGTAATCGATTACACCGAGCGACAACTCTGCGCCGTTCAACGTCAGTGCGTTGAGGGCGGAATAGTAGCGCGGGGCCAGGCCGCTATCGCGGTCGGCTGGGAAATGCAGGAACGTTGACGGGGCGAGGGCTTGCACGCGGTTAGCAAGATTCACCGTAACGTCTAGGTTCTCTGGCTGCGCGAAATGTCGGTGACCGTAATCCCCGAAGCAGTAGTGCACGCCGCGATCAACGTCGGCTGGAACCGCTGCAAGGACATCAGCAATCTCTCGTGCAAGGACGGTGATGTCGTTGTACGGCTCGTCCGCTGGGAACGCGTGCACCAACACTGCAATCTCTACGGCTACGTCGACCTGAATCGACAGACGGCTGTGCGGGATAGCGTCCACAATCGTGGCGATCTCTTCTAGTAAGGCTGGCTTGTAGGCCGCCATCCAGTCAGCGTTCGCGCCAAACTCGCCCCACGCATTGGCGACGGCGTACGGCGTCGGCAACGATACCTGGAAGAGAACGCCCTGTTCAATCTTCCCTTCGTCTTGTAGGCGCTGGAATACTTCCCATGACGCTAGGGCTGCATCGCTGTAGCCGAGCGCCTTGCCTGGAATCTTGGTGCCTGGGTCAACGTGAATACTTGGCATCTCGCCGTACTCGTTGACCTTCGGCGTTCCCTGGCTCACGCCAGGAACAGCAAGCAGGCGCGGGACCTGAAATCCGATCCAGTAATTGCGCTCGCCCGTTTCACCGTCAGGCAGACGGCGAAGGCGGCCTGGTAGAGCCGCTGATGCTTTGGTGAATACTTCCTCTGCGCTGTCGCCCTTTACGCTTCCGACAAGGTGCGCGCCAACCACGTTGCTCACAGGACCTCCTTCTCAAACGACACTGGTTCCCCAGTGGCTTCTAAGACGGGCACAGTGCCCGTCAACTTCTGAAACCGCATGCAGATAACGTCCGCATACTTCGGCTCCAGTTCTATGCCGTATCCTACCCGACCCGTCTGTTCGGCTGCAAGGATCGTGGTACCTGAACCGCAGAACGGGTCGGCCACGATGCCACCGATCGGGGCGCTGTTTTGGATGCAGTAAGCGACCAGAGGAATCGGCTTCATGGTCGGGTGCTCGCGGCTCGCCTTCGGGCGGTCAAACTCAAGCACGCTCGTTTCGTTGTTGGCCCCGTACCAGCCGCTGCCGCCTCGGCCTCGGCGTCCGCCCCCCTGCATGTACCCCAGGAGAATCGGCTCGTGCTTGAGGTGGTAATCGCTATGCCCCAGGACCATTGAATCCTTGACCCAGATCAAACGCTGGTGCCAGCGCCAGCCCTGGGCAATAAAGGCGTTCTGAAAGGTGACGCTGTTTGGGCCGTCAGGGTGTGCCACATAGATGGCAGCGCCCTCCTTGCCGCTCTTGCTTGCGCAGCCGAAGGCCAGCGTGAGCAAGCCTTCCAGGTTGGCCAAGCCGTCGTTCTGAATCGTCAACGCCTCTTCGGTCTTTCCCTCGTACTCGATACCGTACGGAGGGTCGGTCCACATAAGGTCAAAGCGCTCGGTGCCCATGAGGCGCGCCCAGACCGCAGGGTCGGTGCTATCGCCAACGGCCAAACGGTGCTTGCCAAGAATCCAGGTATCGCCTACCTGGGAGCGCGGCTTCGCTGGGGCGTCGGGAACGTCAACCTCTTTGACGATGCCCTTCTCGATCGCATTCGTGGCCTGGGCGGCAAGGCTATCAAGCAGCGCCAGGACGCCTGGGTCGTCAACCTTCAGGTCGGCAAGCAGCGTCGCCAATTGCTCGCCGTCCGTAACGGCCATCGCAGAGAGCGGATCGAGGGTGGCAAGGATGAGCGCCTCCTCCTCTGGGTCCAGGTCAACGTACGACACGGGGATCGTAGCGGCGCCCTGCGAAAGCGCCAGGCTAACGCGAAGGTGGCCGTCGACAAGGTGGCCCGTCGTACGGTTAACGAGAACGGGCTGCACCCAGCCGACCTGGTCAAGGACGCCCGCCAGAGCGTCTTGCTGTCGCTTCGGGTGCACGCGCCAGTTTGCTGGGTTGGCCAGCAATTGATCGGGGGCCTCTTCGCCCGCGCCTACGATTCGTGAACGCCATTCGGCCATCGGCTCCTCCTCTTTCTATTGTTACAATCTGTAACAAAGCCCCCCGCCTTGCCAGATTGCGATAACCCTACCACGCGTGCGGAGAACCGCGCGCTGGGTCGTGTAGAAACACTCCCCAATAAAAAGCCCCCCCTCGATCTCTTGCACGCTTTTGCATACAGGCATCGCTGCGCAACGCTAAGGCTCGATGCGATAGGGCTTGGCGCTAGGCATAGGCCCCACACACAGCGCCCCACGTGGGGGCACACAGGGCTAGGTGCTAAGGCCCCCCCGTGGCTCTAGGCGCACGCGCTTGCCGCTATTGCAGCGCCTACACAGCACCTGCCTACCTTCGGGGCTAGGGATAGCGGGGCCTGCCTGGGCCACGGGCGCTAGGTGATCCAGGGTGAGGGGGTTTCTAGGGCTGCCCTGGTGGCCGCAGCGTGAGCACCACGGCTGCTCCTTGCGGGCCTCCTCGGATAGCCGCCTCCACGCATACCCATACTGGGGGCGGGGCTTAGGCTTAGGGCGGGAGAGGTACGCCGTAGCGTGCACGGGGCAGCGCCCATGCTTAGGGGTAAGCGTTAGGGTGCCGCAATCCAGGCAGGCCACATAGGGCACCCCTACCAGCCCAGGCGCTCGGACAGCGAAAGGTCCTCCCAGGGCAACTCAAGGTCGCCCCTACCGATGTGACCCCCCTCCGCACAGGGGCGGTATGTCGTACTCCGCAATCCCAGGCGCTCAATAAGCGCAGCAGGGCGTAGATCGACCGCTAGGCGGACGCGCATTTCCAACTCGTGCTGGGTAAGCACGCCTGTGCCGAATGTCTCAATGTTGACGGCTACAGGTTCGGCAACGCCGATCGCATAGGCCAACTCAACCTCGGCCTTGCGCGCTAACCCGCCTGCCACGATGTTCTTAGCGATCCAGCGGGCGGCATACGCCCCTGAGCGGTCAACCTTGCTGGGGTCTTTGCCGCTGAAGGCGCCACCGCCATGTCGAGCCGCGCCGCCGTAGGTGTCAACAATAATCTTGCGGCCAGTAAGGCCTGCGTCGGCTTGTGGGCCGCCCATCACGAATCGCCCTGTAGGGTTGAAGTGATACCGCGTGTCGTCGGTCAGCATAGGTTCGGGCAACACGGTGAGGGCCATAGAGCGCAGCCATCCGCGCACCTCCTCGATCGTCATGTCCTCAGCGTGCTGCGCCGATACGACGACGGCCTCGATTTCAGTTGGCCACCCTGAACGGTCGTAGCGCACGCTCACCTGGGCCTTCCCGTCAGGGCGCAGCCAGGGCATAGCGCCGTTCAGTCGGTTGCGGGTGAGGGCCTGGGTAAGGTCGCGCGCCAGGCTAATCGGTAGGGGCATGAAGTCGGGTGTATCGGACGTGGCGTAGCCGATCATCAAGCCCTGGTCGCCTGCCCCTGAGTCGTAGCGGTCGGCCTTCTGGTTCACGCCTAGCGCGATGTCGGGCGACTGTTCGCTGACCGTAACGCGCACGTTGAGCGGGCCTGTAGGCACGCTCCATTCCTCTACGACCTCGCGCGCAATAGCCTCGTAGTCGACCTGGGCCGTCGTGGTTACCTCGCCAAAGACCCAGACGTCGTTCCCCTTTGCCGCAGCCTCTACGGCGACGCGCGCAACGGGGTCAACCGCAAGGATCGCGTCAAGTACGGCGTCGCTGATCTGGTCGCAGATCTTGTCGGGGTGGCCTCCCGTGACCGATTCCGACGTAAGCAGTCGCCCCATTAGATTGCCTCCCTTCGCTGCCATACGCGCAGCCGCTTCCCATACTTCTCCCGATAGACCCGACGGGCCTTCGGATAGTCCCGCGCTAACGCGCGATCGGCCTTTGCGCACTTGCGTGGCGAGAGCCAGCGTGCGTGCAAACGAAACAGCGCCTGCGCCCAGGAACGCTTGTGCCACGTTTGCGTTTGTAGGTGCGCCAGTTCGTGCAGCACCGTTTCTCGGTCTTGGCCGCTACACAGCGCGATCACGCTCTCGTCAAAGTCCGCCTCGCCGTCGTAGCACGCGCGGGAGCCGATCGGGTGGCTGTGGAGTTGTACCGCAGCAACGTTGATCCCCTCGGCCTTTGCCACGCGCTCTAGAAAGCGGATGGTGGGGCGCCAACGCTCCACCTGGTCTTGGGGCTTCCCTTCGGGGATTCTAAGTTCCACGGGTCCTCCTGGCCTAACCGCATCTCAATGTTCATCACGCCTTTGCCGAGCGGTACGCCGAGAGCGTGCCAGACGGCTGGCGCCAAGTCTACAAGGCGGTTGTCGTCCACGCCTCGTCGGCCCCCGCAGGAGCACCAATCGACCACGTAGGCCTTGACCCAGCGCCCTTTGTAGCCGACCCAGATCGGGTAGGGCTTCATGCGGTAGACCGTACGCACGTGCTTGCGGAGTTCAGGCCCCGCCGCTGCGTACATCGTGATGCCCTGCCTCGTGTACCAGGTCGATTGGCCCCCGCGCTCGGCGTTGAACCACGTCGCCGTACCGTGCAAGACGGTCACGTTCGGCGGCAAGAGCAGCGTTGCGGAGAGCAGCAGGGCGATCAATCGCGGCGTTCCATCTCGGCCCAGGTACGGCTACCTTCGGGCTTGGCCCAGATCGTGATGTACGACTCCAGCAGCGGCTGAATGCCCGCGTCGGCTAAAACGCCACGAATCAGAAAGTGTTTCCCCTCTTCGGGCGAGAAGCAGTCGTCCACCGCAATCAAGCAGCCCACAGGAAGGCGGTCGTAGATCGCCTGAAGTTCAAGCAAGTGGTGGCGTGCGCTCTGCTCCGCGCCCTCGTGGTAATCAAACGAGTCCAGGTACAGCAGGTCAACGTCCTCGGCGTCGGGAAGCAGGCGCAGGTAGGCCACCGAGTCGGATACCACCACCTCGACGCTTGGCGCTAGGGAGCGGGCGATTGCGGCGTTGGTAGCCGAGATGTCGACCGACGTGGCCTTGCCGCCCAGTTCGCGCGTTACCCAGCCCCACAGCAGCGTGCTTTGGCCGTCGCCTTCCCAGTTGCCGATCGCGCGCGCGCAGCCCGTTTCTACGATACGCACCGCGCGCCCCTTGTCGGCCAGCGTGCTGTAGATCGACAGGAAGCCCTGCCAGCGTGTTGTATGCCCCAGCATTGGCCCGAAGGCCTCTCTAAACCTCTCCTGCACCGTCATCCTTTACCTCCTCCGTAATCAACGCGACGAAATCGTCCAGGTCGATCACAATCAACGTGCGTCGGCGCCCCCCAACACCTGGGGAGTCGCCTACAACCAGCGCACGAATCTGGTCTGCCTTTACGGGAACGCTGCGCAGCCAGCCGTCGAGCCGTTCGGGGTAGGACTTGCCCACCTTGCACTGCACCGCAATCCAATCGTTCGCAACGTCCTGCTTGCCGCCGAATTGGCCAACGCGAGCGGCGTTGAGTCGCTTTGCGACGGCGCGTTCAAAGGCATTGCCTCTTGCGCGAGCCGTGCGTCCGCGACGGCTGCGCTTGTTTTGCTCCTCGATGTCGAGGTCCTTGAAGTGGCCCATGCGCCTACCTTACAGCGCGGCAGTCGGCTGCGGGAGGGTACGCGCGCCCAGGGCGAACATTTCCTCGTAGCAGATCGGGCAGATAACTTTGCTGTCCATGCACATGGCGCATTGGTAATCGACCTCGCCTTCGGAGTACGCCTCCATCGGCACCTCGCCCTTCACGCACATCGGGCACGGGGCCTCGGTGTGCGGTGGGGCGTCGGCTACCGCTGCGCTACGGGAGCGCCCGCGAGTCAGCACCACCTTGCCGCGATCGGCCAAGCGGCGCAGCCGATAGCCCACCGACGAGGTAGACGCCATCCCCAGGCGCTCTGCGAGTTCGCGGTACGACGGCGCTGCGCCGTTGGTAGCCGTCAGGCTTTCAATAGCGTCCAGGACCTCCTGGTCGGTCACGCCCTTGTGGCGTGGGCTGAGTACCCTTCGTGCGATCAATTTGCCACCTCCTCTTTCTCGGTAAGGGGCTTACCCAGGCGGGTAGAGCGGCCCTCGATGTATACGTCGCCTGAGCCGTGCCCAGGGAGTTCGGCGTCTAGCACGTGGATGCCTTCGCGCTCTAAGCCCGTGGGGTCGGTAAGCACGCGGTCAACGTCAAAGGTGCTGGTCAAGTCGATCGCCTCCTCTTTGGTGCTGGCCTCTACCACCACCGCTTTGACGATCGTGAAGCGTACGATCCCCATCCAATACTTCTTTTCTGCCATAGCCCCTCCTCAGAATCCTAGCGAGAGCAGCACGCCCTGGTGGGCGTCTGGGTCTAGCGGTTGCTCGATCGGTTGCGTGCGCGGGTTG